ATCCTACTCCGGAACTATCAAGCAAGATAGAAGACTCTTTCGATTCGCTGGACGAGTTCAAAGAAGCATTCATCGACACTGGCATGAAACAGTTTGGCTCTGGCTGGGTGTTCCTTGTGTTAGAGGATGGCAAAATGAAATGGAAAGCATATTCAAATGCAAACAATCCTGTTGGCGAAGCCAACGTGGAAGTTTTGGCATCATGTGATGTGTGGGAACATTCATACTACCTTGATTACAAAAATGATCGCAAGGCATATCTAACTGCCTGGGTAAACGAATTAATCAACTATAAGTTCATCGAATCAAGACTTTTAGAATCCTAATGATTCTAACAGAACCTACACCTAACCCTCATGCCTTTAAATTTATTGCAAAGGAAAAATTGGTTGGTGAAGGTTCTGTATGGTTTGACATTGATCTTGCTGTCAAAAGCACAGACTTCATAAAAAAATTATTCAGGATAGCAGGTGTGAGATTCGCCCTGCTACAAGACAATTGTGTGACCATCACAAAATACGCACAGTGGGAATGGGATGAGATTAAGACCAAAGTGAGAATGGTAATGGAAACGGACACTGTGTACATTGAAACTGGCGAAACAGACATCGAATGCACAGATGAGATATGCTGTGCGGTGAGATCAATCATCAAGAACGAAATCAGACCAGCAGTGCAAATGGATGGCGGTGACGTAAAATTTTTGAAATACCATGATGGCGTTGTGGAGATGCAGATGCATGGTTCCTGTTGGGGGTGCCCCAACCATGAAGCCACATTGGGTGCCGTGTACAACAAGTTGGCATCAAGAATACCAGAAGTCAAGCAGGTCAAAATCATTTGACTTATTTGGAAAAACTTATTATAATTGAAAATATGGAACTAGATAATATCAGAGAAGATATCATAAAAAACCTAAGGAATGTGTTCGATCCGGAGATATCAATTAACATATACGATCTTGGATTGATATATGATATCGACCTTAAAACACTGCCCAACATAAAAATCACGCACACACTCACATCTGCATTTTGTCCTGCCGCTGACATGATCATTGAAGACATCAAACATGCCGCAGAAACAGTGGACGGAGTTGATACCTGTGAAGTGATCACCACATTCGATCCACCATTCACCAAAGAAATGATGAGTGAAGAAGCAAGACTGGTGCTGGGAATATAGTAAATATTAGTATGATAACAGTTACAGAATCAGCACAAAACAAGATGAAAGAAGTGTTGGACGCCAACAACAAGCCATACATACGTTTCGGCGTAAAAGGCGGTGGTTGTGCAGGATTTAACTACCTTATAGACGTGGAAGATACAAAGCAGGATGGTGATCAGGAACTGGCATTCGGAGATGTCAAGGTGCTGGTTGCTGATGTGTGCGAGATGTATGTATTGGGCACACAGATCGACTACAAAAAAGAAGTGTTTGGTTCATACTTTACATACGAAAATCCAAATGCGGCATCAGGTTGTGGTTGTGGCACAAGTTTTTCAGTCTAATAAATAGTAATAGAATATGTCAAAACAAAGAATTAACGTAGGCACTGGAATCAACACAGGCACGGGTGATACATTGCGTTCAGCAATGGAGAAGTGTAATAATAACTTCGACGAACTGTATGACTTGATGGGTCAGGACTCAACAGGCAAGTCCATTGATATTTCAGGCAACACCATATCATCCACATTTACAAACACAGACATCAACATATCACCCAATGGCTCGGGCGACACTGTGATCAGTTCTGACCTTGTGGTGAACAAGATCAAGTCAGATGACTCTGCACAGGTCACTGTGGAAGATGGTTTGACTGTTACTGGTGCTGTGGTGATGTTGTCAAATCTTCCTACATCTGATCCAAGCAACGCAGGACAACTGTGGAACGATTCAGGCACTCTTAAAGTATCAGCAGGTTAGAGTTTTACTTCCGTAGAACTTGCATCAATAGACCAAATCTTACGCATCTCAACCCCCACTTTCTGTGCGTACCTATGCACATCACAGCCATTGCACACATGGTGATAGTTGTTGGTTGCACGGGTGGGTGAAACCTTGCTCTTGTCACGCAGGAACTCCTTGCCACATGCATCACACTTGAAGTGGTACACTGTCCTGCGTCTTTTGAAATTGTGTATGTTCCCAAGTTTGCTGTGTCTTTGATGTAGGTGTATCTCTGTGGTTTCCTTGATGAACATTTTACTTTAGGTTTATAGAATTATTTATTAAATAGCATTAACCACAGGAGAATACAAATGGCATTACAAAGCATTAACATAGGATCATCCGCAAATGACGGAACAGGTGATCCGCTAAGAACGGCGTTTGACAAAATCAACGACAATTTCAATGAAGTGTATGACACATTGGGTGGACCAAGTGCATCATCACTTTCTGACATATTTTTTCAAAATTCAACAATCACAAACAGAACAACAAATGGCGACATCACAGTTGACCCAAATGGCACAGGCAAATTCATAATCAATGGTGACTTTGAAGTAAAAGGCACATCAACACAAATGAATGCAACTACCATGCAAGTGGAAGACAATCTTGTTGAGTTCAACAGGAATTCATCTGGTGCTGACGTTGATGCAGGTTTATACATCAACAGAGGCGGTGCTGGAAACAATGCAGTGTTCTATTGGAATGAAGGTGACGACAAATTCAAAGCAGTCACATCAACTTCAAATGCGACAGCAACTTCAGTGACTGACACAGCCAAAGCAACCATTGTGGCAAACTTCGAAGGCGATACTTTATCAATCAATACAGTAGAATCAGGCGATTCTTCTGTGGTTACTTTCAGTGAAGGTATAAATGTGACAGGCACTGTTCAATCAGATTCAGTTGCCACAAACAGAATTACATCACCAGATTCAACTGCGGTCACAGTGGGTGAAGCATTGATAGTAGATGGCACACTTTCTGCTAACACAATTGATGCCAACAAGATCATCAACTCTGACTCAACTGCATTGGAAACACCTGCACTTGCTGTGCAAGGTGATGTTGACGCAACATCAATCACAACTGGCACAATCAACTTGAAAGACTCAGTGAGGTTGTTAATTGCTGGTGCGACAGACATCAATGGTATCTTAAGAGTTTCTGAAATTGAATCAGCAGGTGACTCATCGCAGATTAGATTTTCCGACTCAGTGGTATTCGGAAACAACATCACAACTTCTGGAAACCTAAGTGTGAGCGGTTCAACAGTTTATGATGTGACAGACAACTTTGCAACATCGGCCACAGCACTGAGCACATCAGCGACAGTACATTCATTGGCGGCTGGCGAAGGTGGATACACACTTGCAGATGGCACAGAAGGACAGATCATGTACTTCACAGTCGCAGGTGACTCTTCAGCAGTTAGTTCAACTGCGGTAACACTATCAAAGGTTAGAAATCCAATAGATGGTGATGTGGATGCTTCATACAAATGGAATCCATTCATCATGCCTGGTACAACTAATGCTGACTCCACACAGGGTGTCAGATCACTTGCAACCGCGGTATTTGCCAGCGGTGCTTGGAACGTAGACTTCTACGCAGGCAACTAATATCAAGTTTGGTTAGTGGGGTTGCAAAATCCCACTAACTACCATATACTTGTGTTATGTTGACCCTTTCCGTAAATCAAATTCAAAACATACATTTCGAAATTACCAACAAGTGTAATTCACGTTGTCCTGGTTGTGCAAGGACACACAAAGGAGAAACTCATCCCTACCTGGCAGATAAATTAATGGAATGGAATCTGCCGACAGTACAAAAAATCTTTACTCCTGAAATTGTTAAAGACAAGCATTTTACGTTAGGTGGCACAGTGGACGAACCATTCATGAACAGACAGATCGCAGACATCTGCGAATACTTGATCAACAATCATGCCACAATAGAAATATTCACAAACGGAGGTGCCAACACCACACAGACATTCGAACGTCTTGCAAAATTGAGCAAAGACACAGAAGCATTGGAAGTTAAGTTCAGTGTGGACGGTTGGGAAGATACCAATCATCTATATCGTGTGAATGTTGACTGGGATAAGATTGTTTCCAACATGACCACATACACAAAAAATGGAGGACTGGGCGAATGGCAATACCTTGTGTTTGATCACAACGAAAAGAGCATACCACAAGCAAAACAGTTGGCGGACAGTTTGCATATCCCACTCACTCTGAGACAGAACGTGAGAAACATCAAACCATGGACTTCATACATCAAGAAAAAAGTCAACGGGAAAATTGTAGAAGAAAAATTTGTGGTCAATCCTACCACCAGCCAAAAGCATGAACACCCTGAAACCAAGGCTGTCAGCAAATGGTCTCAACCACAAGACATTTCAGAACAAGACAAGGCAGATTCCATATACTGCTTGTTGTACCATAAAAAAGAAATATTTGTCGACTGGAGCGGAAGAGTTTGGCCTTGCTGTTGGTTCGCAACTGATTATCATTTTGACAACGAACCATCACTCAAAGAAGTTGAAAAAGAATTTGGCGAGCACTGGAACAGCCTATTGCATAACAGTTTGGCAGATATCTTAGATGCACCATACTATAAAGAACTACTGTACAAGTCTTGGGTAAAAGATGCCAAGTTCCACAACCCAGAATGCTTCAAAAAATGCGGTGACTTTGCCAAACGTCAAAACTATCGTTATAGTACCGTAGAATAAAACAGCACAAAACCATTAAATATTCAGTCTAATAGAACTCGGCAGTGATCGAGACTTATGCGGTTAATCCTCCGCGTAGTAGAATAGAACCTACATTGGACAAAACAAAAGGAGAAACAAATGGGAAGACCAATTAAGAAAAGCTATATGGCAGGCACAGCCTCAGGGCAGGCAGGTCAAATAGCGGTTACGGCTTACAGACCATCAGGTGGTGCTAAAGTTGATGCAACTACGGCATACATCATCAACCAAAGAGGTTCTAAGAAGTTTAAAATTTCTTTGGCAGATTCAACAACTGGAATCTATGAATTGAAAGCTGTTGCTCCAGGTTCACTTGGAAACAGTTCAAATCAATTCTGTGTACAGGCTATATTAAATGACTCTACAGTAGTTTATGTAGAGAAATTTTATAATAGAACTATACACTGGGTGGCTACTGACGGAACAACTACTGGACGTGCATTCTTCACACTTGGTACAGAAGGTACTGACGAAGGTGGCGGAGCAGGCGCAAGTTCAGAAGGAATCAAATCAGCGTCTATCGACGTTATTACAGATCAGTAATAATATCACACTTTATCTTATGGGGGAGTCTTGGCTCCCCCAAGGACATTATAAATATTACAAATGGCAAAACCTCAATGGAAAACTACGGCTGGATCACTGGCTACTATTGACGAAAGGATAACATATTCTAAGCGTCTTGTAGCGGATGAACCCACAGGTCAATCATTGACTTTTTCCAAGATTGCTGGAGATTTGCCACCAGGCATCACACTTTCAACTGCTGGCGTTTTGGCGGGTGTGCCCTTGGAAGTGGACCGACGCAAACAATACAAGTTCGTTGTAAGGGCAACAGATGGCACACATTCTGCAGACAGGACTTTTGATCTTGTAGTAGAAGGAAATGATGGGCCAACATGGACGACTCCCGCGGGTAACATACTCACTGTGAACGATGGTGAATATGTCAACTATCAACTCGAAGCAACAGACCTTGATGACAACATCAAAGGTTACAGAATTAAATCAGGCGCCCTGCCGGCAAGTTTGAAATTGAACAAACTTACAGGCAAGATCACAGGAGTGGTTGCACTGTTGTCAGACTCCACACAGGTGTACACATTCACAGTTGAAGTCAATGACGGCGTCAAGTATGTGGACAGACAATTTACAATCACATTTACTAATCTTGGTTTACCTCCAAGAGCAGATACAACCGATGTAAGAGCAGACAGCGAATCAGTAACAACAGACAAAAGCAACATCACAGAATTGTACTGGTTACAACCTGCAAATAGTGTGATCGGAAGAATAAAACATCAGAACTACAATGTGGTGATGGTGGATGTGTTTGACCCAGGTGACATTACTGCTTTGTCAGGCGAAACAAAATTGACCTATTCCATCAGTGCAGGATCATTGCCAACAGGCATGAGCATCAGTGCAACCAGTGGAGAAATCTACGGCACAACACCATTGCTGTATGATGCAGTGACAACATTTACTTTCACAGTGCAAGTAGTGAAATCTTCACCGTTGTTTGCAACAAGCAGTACATTTACAAGACAATTTAAAATTGAAGTTTTAGGGCAGGGTTTCAACGAAATTACCTGGGGAACATTTAAGGAATTGGAAATATAATGTCACACAATCACCTAGGAACAATATCAACCAACAAGACAAGTCTATTCAAAATTAATGCCACTTCCAGTGCAGGTGTGCAATTAGAATATGATTTCGAAACAGGCAAACTACCGCAAGGATTGACTGTCCATCCTTCGGGAGAAATATTCGGTACCACATCACACATTGCTTTCGATCTTGATGAAGGCACAACAACATTAGATGCTGGAACGACCACAGTTGATAAAAAGTTTACTTTCACGGTGAGAGCCACAAACAAGGATAGGCCTGTAACAAGCACACACGAATATTCTTTGACACTTAAAAAATTGACAAATGATCAAATAGCAGATGTGTATTTGAAAATTAATCCTGACAAGAAAACAAAAAAAGAGTTCGGCGACTTTGTTGCATCGACAAAGGTGTTTCCACCTGAATCTTTGTACAGGATGTCGGATCCAAATTTCAAGACAGGCTTAAGAGAAGTGCTCCTACTTTCTGGTGTGAGCGCCACTGGATTGAACACTGTGCAAGATTTACTGGATCAAAATTTTTTCAACACAAAATTAAGGATCGGTGAAATAAAAGTTGGCAAGGCAAAGAATCCAAATGGCGACACCATATACGAAGTTGTGTATGCAGAACTTGAAGATGACTATGCAACATCACCCAATACCACACAGGATGATGATGGCAATGTGCTCTACATCAATAGTATCAAAAATATGAGAAGTAGGTTAAAGGACAATCTCACAGTTGAATCATTTGAATATCTTCCACATTGGATGAAGTCCACACAAGACAATCAAATCACCACTGGTTACAAATTAGCTCTGCCTTTGAGATATGTGCAACCAGGCGAAGGTGATAAGATTGTTTACAAATTAAAAAATGAAACTTCATTCGATCTACAAAAAGTTTATTTCCAAATTGATAGATTGTATGTTAGTAACCACACCGGCACGACAATTGACGCAACACGGACATTAGGCACAGCCACTGGTGATGGTAATCAAACTGCTTTCACAATTCCGCAGGCAGTCACTCAACCCAAAAACATTCAAGTAACCATTGATGGAGTTAGCGTAAACACAGTTGACCAGTCAGGAACTGCTGTGTACACTGTGTCAGGCACCACACTAACATTTACCAATGCTCCTGCGAACGGATCTGCAATTACTTTCAAGAGAAAGAAGACAACATTTGGTATCAATGATCGTGTAACCTTTGACCGTCCAAATGAAGAAATACCTAAAGTCACAGCAGACACAACAGAATTTACTGCCGATATATCAAATGACACAGTGCGAGCCAGTTCAGATAGGGACAGAGCAGACACCAGTGATTACACTGCTGATCATGAATCAGGACCTAACACACTGTATGATACCACTTATGCTGTTACAGTAGAAACCACATTTGACAGCAAGGGCACCACATTTTCATCCCAACCTATTACATTTGATCAAGTGCGTCCTGAGAACACACAATTAGCATTTTCAAGGGAAAATGTAATGGACGGCATCAATAACACATCAAAACACAGAGATTTAATCCGTAAAGCAATATAAATACACAGAAGGTAAAACAATATGGCAAGTTCAATATCAGTAACAAACATTGATGCTACATATCCTGTAGCGGGTCAAGACAATGACTCACAAGGTTTCAGAGATAATTTCAGTCAGATCAAGACACAACTAACAACAGCATCCACTGAGATTACGTCATTACAGGCAAACAAAGCCTCAACAAATGCAACAACAAGTTTCAATGGTCACGATGTTGGCCAAGCAAATTTAATTGATTGGTCACAGAAAGTAAATGCATTGGGCACAGTAACTTCTGCGGCGATAAATTTAAACAGTGGAAATGTTGTCACTCTTACAACAGGTGGTGCAACAACTTTTTCATTCAGCAACTTTCCATTAGAAGATGATGGAGCAACAAATGTTGCAGTCAAGATCAAAGTTGTAATGACAAGAGCCGCTGATTCACACACAATCAGTTTTCCAGCGGCAGTGAAAATGCCATACACAATGAAAGATGGCACAGATGATTCAACTGCTTATTCTTTCCCAGCAAGAGCAGGAACTTTTGTGTTTGACTTGTTTACTGTGGATGGTGGTTCAACTATCTACTTGTCTAATCCAGAAGAATACAGTCCTGCTTAATTTTTAGATGTTTCATCCTACTCTTGAACCGGGCAAATTGTCTGACGCAGAGTTAGATGCCAAGGTCAAGGAAGTAATCCAAAGGATCAATCAGGCATCACGAATGCGTAACGAAAGCATCTATCAACAACTATTGCAGATCAACAACACTCTCCAACTTGAAGTAGAAAAACGCAAACTTGCGGAAGCCAAAAAGAAAGCCTCTGAGGGCGAAGATAATTTCGACGGCCTCATAAATGTCAAGTAAATTGGTTGTAAAATATCAATTTATAGTTTAAAATATTAATATGTTTGAAGATGGAATCATTTGGAAAACAAGGTTCACCAATACAGTATTACTCGCTGACAGACTGTGGCCCAACGACACAGAGATCACCTTACATCTAACACCACGCAACAATGATGCCGAATCACAGAACATAACTTTTGAAAAGTACAGATACACTTTTGTCAAAATATTGCAGAACTCTGTGTTCATTACCACCAACAAAGATGATTACAGAACATTTTTCAAATACACAAAAAACCTTATCGATTTTCCAGTCAAACCAATCGATCAAATTGTGGGTGTGTGTTTGTTTGCCAAACTCAACTCCATAGGTGGCGAAACATTGAGAGTGAACGCCATTGACATTGAATCATGGCAGGGAGAAAATCTTAAATTTATCATAACCAAAGATTCTCCAGAATGGGAATTCGTACCAAAAACACATGAGCAATACTATTGGTGGAATGATGCTGAACCAAACTTTACCAACATAGGCAAAGATAGGTTGACATGGCCCGAAATTGGTTTTAAAATAAGTGATGTTAAATCACATTTGACAGTGATACAAGGAAACAAGAAATGATAGTCAACGAATATGGACAGGTGCAATTTGCCACACAGGAAGTGATCGACAAGTTCTATGCCAAGGAATGGGAATCGGTCGATGTGTTGCTTGACCAGACCAATGAACTCAACAAGTTCAACGAACACTGCAAACAATTTGAAATAGACAGCATAGCAACCATTGAAAGACCAACTGATGATGTGCTGAGTTTCCATGCAGGACTTTCATCCAATTGGCACATGCCCAAAGAATACAAAGAAATGGATGTCCTTGCACACTTGACACAACAACTGCAAGAAAAAACCAATGCAAACACGGAATACACAGATTACTTTGTGAATGAACTGGATGCTTGGAAGAAGTTCATGGGATCTAAAGGATCGCAAGATCTGTTCAAATTCTTGCACTATTTGATTGCAACTTGCAGAGCAAATGACATCGTCACAGGAGTTGGTAGAGGATCTTCCGTTTCCAGTTTGATACTCTATCTTTTGGGGGTCCACTATGTTGACCCTGTTAAATACAAATTGAACTACGAAGAATTTTTAAGATAGGAGAAACACATGCCAGCAAAACAACCAAGAAAAAAAATACACTACACCATGCAAGGCAAAGCAATTGATTTTGATGCACTGCGTACAAAGAACGAAAAGTCTATAAGTGTTGGTAACACAAAGACCAATGCAAGAGGCGACACTTTGGGCAAGGGCGGAAAAATAGTTAAATCACGCAACGAAAAATAATGACTGTGCCTTACAAAGTCAAAGTGGTCACAAAGTTGATCTACGATAATGGTGATCTGAAAAACATTGACAACATGTCAAAATTTTTGTATCCTAATATTGCAAATGCAATAAGGAGACTTCATGCCAAGTAGAATCAAAGGAAGTATCACACCACTTAAAAAAAGAGTGTTAGTATCCAACATGCACTTCGGTGACGTCAAAACCAAAGGTGGTGTAATTTTGTTGGATGATGACGGAAAAGCGGAAGGCACACACCCACGTTGGGCAAAAGTATATGCAGTAGGTCCAACACAAAAAGATGTAAAGGTCGGCGAATGGGTACTTGTTGCCCATGGTAGATGGACCAGACACATTGTCCTTGAACAAGATGACGGTGATCTAGATGTTAGAATGATAGATGAGAATGACATCTTATTAACCAGTCATGATGAACCAGAAGCAAACACAGTAACAGCGCCATACAAAGGCTAATGTACAAAATAGCATGTCTTGGCACCATGCACACATATGGCGGCCAAAAAACATTACAGTATCCATTTGAGAATACCTGGCCAGGTATATTAAGTGATTATCTCACAGAAAAAACTATCCCCAATCATGTGTACAATGGAGGCGAGAGCGGATTTTCTATACAATATTACCCATACAAAATACTAAATTTTTTTAATGAATTCAAACCAAACTGTTTCATTATAGAATTACCCATCATGGACAAAATTGATGTAGAAGTAAGCAGTGCCATCACTGGCGAATATATCAATCAAAACGAAAACTATCATCCTATTTTCTCACGTCAACGAGTGCAAACAAAAGATTGGGAAAAAGGACAATCATATATTTGGTCTAATAGGATTACAATGAGCAAACAAGAAATATTAGATGCTTTTGCAGATTCTGATGCAATGAAACAGTTCAAAGGACATGTGACATCTGAATACAAAAACTTTCTACAAGAGTTGGATATAGGTGATCATGAACGTGCAAATGTTAAAAACAAACTTGATAGAATAAAACAAGCACTGCCACCTGAAGGGGTAAAACTACTTGAAAATTATCTACACTTTATTGCAATGTACACAGACGAAAGTGATACAGACACTATTTCATACTTGAGTCATCTCAACAATGTGATTCAAACTTGTAAGGCTTTGGGAGTGGACTATGTTCTTTTCAACGTGAATAGAGCACAATGGTTGACTCAAGACATATATACCGAAACTTACAAAGAACACATCCATCATGATAAAAATTGGGTACCAAATATTTCTTGGTGCATGAATGATCATTATGATAGAGATCCAGGAGGCTATCATACCATACAATCTTGGCGTGATGTTGTAAACAAACACATAGGCCCTCGGATTTGTAAAACCATACAAACTTGACAAGTCCTAGTTGTAATATATAATATATGTAACATGCCAAAAAAAACTTACATACATGTCAACCAACACAAAATTCGAGCAAATAAAAAAAATGGCACTGATGAACCAGTCATTACTGTCAAGAAAGGCTCTACCAACACGTATTGTCATGAAGTTGAAATCAACGGACCTTCGCGTGTGGTTTATGGCGGTAATGATAAACCTCTTCTTTCTTGCGGTGCTAGAGTTGTTATTGAGACTGAATCTTCAGTAGACATTATCAAGTAAATTTGCTATACTTAGAATATGAACAAACTTTGGGTTGAGCAATATCGTCCGCACACACTTGACGGATATGTGTTCCGTGATGAAGCACAGAAGAAACAAGTTGAGCAATGGGTGTCTGCGAAATCTATTCCACATTTACTATTTTCAGGTGCTCCAGGAGTTGGAAAGACAACACTGGCCAAGATCCTATTGAACTTGTTGGAAGTAGAAGGCACAGACATACTTGAAATAAACGCATCAAGAGAAAACTCTGTGGATGTCATTCGTGACAAGATCACAAACTTTGTACAAACAATGCCATTTGGTGATTTCAAAGTGGTACTGTTGGATGAAGCGGATTATATTTCACCCAACGGTCAAGCGGCACTGCGTGGTGTGATGGAGATGTATCATCAATCAGCAAGATTCATTTTGACTTGCAACTATCCCAACAGAGTGATTCCGGCACTGCATTCAAGATGCCAGGGATTCCACATTGAGAAAATAGACAAAACAGAATTTACCGCTCGTGCGGCGGAGATTATTGTTGCAGAAGGCATTGAGTTTGAATTGGACACATTGGACACATATGTCAAAGCAACATATCCTGATCTAAGAAAATGTATCAACACACTGCAAATGAATTCAGCAGAAGGCAAACTGCAAGAACCAAACACAGCGGACACAGGTGAACAAGATTATAAGATTGAAATGGTGGAACTGTTCAAACAGGGCAAGATCACAGAAGCAAGAAAACTGTTGTGTTCACAGGCACGTCCTGAGGAAATGGAAGACATATTCAAATGGATGTATGACAACATCGAAATATTTGGCGACACAGAAGATCAACAGGATGAGGCCACACTTGTGATCAAACAAGGATTGGTTGATCATTCATTCGTTGCTGAGCCTGAAATCAATCTGTCTGCCACACTGATAAAACTATCAAGAATACGCAATGGCACAAAGTAGATACCTTATTTGTTTCTACGCAATGGTCCCAGTTAAGCCAGGAATAACTTCAGTGCCCAATTGGCAAAAGGATCCTGCCAACGTGCAGTATGATGAACAAATAATATTTGATTCAAAGATTAGAAACAAAGACAATCATGCACAAATTATTTTAGATCTCAAAGATCAAGTGATTGTGCAGAACAAATTGGATCCGAAACTTACCTATCAACAATCATACGATTATTTCTACAAAGCATACAAGTCCCACATGGACCCAATTGTTGCACAATTTAAAGATCAAAAATCTTCGTAAATTTTTAATGCTTCAGATACTGCTCTGTGTCTGACGATATCACAGCCTTCCAACTGCACTTGAACAATGTGTTTTGCTTCAGACTTTATTAACTTGGATAAGAAATCACCCAGTCCGTTTTGTTTTCCTCGATCTGTTTGTGATAGATCTCCTGTGATCACTAATTTGGATCCTTCGCCTATCCTTGTGAGCAACATCTTGAATTGATTCACAGTGGTGTTTTGCATCTCGTCTGCGATGATGTAAGAGTTCTCAAATGTCCTACCACGCATGAATGCCAATGGAGCGATCTCAATCTGCTCATCTCTGATCATTTTTTGCACTCTGTTGATTGTGTAATTCTTGTGGAAAATATCAACCAAAGGTCGAGTCCATGGTTCCATTTTGCGTTGCAATGAACCTGGCAAAAATCCAATGTCTTCATCAGCACCCACCACAGGCCTTGTGATAACAATCTTTTCTATCTTCTGCAACTTCATTAGATCTATGCCATTCTGCGTGGCCAAAAGTGTTTTGCCCGACCCTGCAGGTCCGTGTGCAATGACCACTGATTTAGCATCATCCTGTAACATCTGCCAGTATTGATGCTGATTGTAAGATCTTGGTTTTACCTCATTGCGTGAGTATTCGTCACGCAGGTCGTGAAAGGATAAGATTGTCTTGTTTTTCATTAAATTCTCCGATCTGTGTTGATTATGCGAATGCATACAAAAATATTTAGAGTGGTTGCACGGATTGATATGTTATGTTATAATAGAAAAGTTGTTTGTTATTTTATTAACGATAAATACTTGACTATGATTGATACCTTAGATGTAATCCGTAATATCAAGAAGATATATGCTTCTGACAATGTAGTGAATGCTTTGATAGGCATGGAAAAAGTTATGGATGACGTCAATCTTTACGCATATCAAAACTGGAAAATGGGCGAAGTAGTAGACGGCCCCAAAGCAACGAAGTATGCCACAGAGGCTACTTTTATGTGGGAAGTAGACAAAATGCCAGACCCAGAAGGTGCTCTGAGATTAACCAACCTTGGTGCAAAAGTTGAATACAAAAAAGATGTGAAACTGATGCCAAGGAAGATTAGATCCTACGACGATTATCGCCCAGGAACAAAGAAAGCAAAATTAGATGAGATTCCTGTTTGGCTTGTAAAGATTTCAATACCTAAAACTGTTATTGAAGATTTCAATAACGAAACAGACACAACTCCGACAGTCTCAGGTATGGCTGTAGATCAATCACCTCAAGATGCTGTAGAATTATAATGCTGTGCCTCTGGCCTTTTAGACACGTGTCAATTGATCAGCGAGGACGCATGAGGCCTTGTTGTTCGTGGCGCTTCGAAGAGTATGAAGAACACTATGATGACAACACCATAGTCAACTTCAATCATTCAACTATACAAGATTACATAGACTCGCAGTTTCTCAAAACATTGCAAACTGACATGGCCAATGACCAGTTTCCAAAGGGTGGTTGTAGTGATTGTATCAATGAAATGAAATCGGGTAGAGACACATTGTTCGAAGCAGGCAACAAAAAATATGCCATGAGCCAAAATTTTAGGATTCATGACATGGAAATAAAATTCGGAAACAAATGTAATTTAGGTTGCGTGATGTGTGCGCCTGCTTGTTCCACGCTATTAGAAAATGAGTCAATACAAAATTTTGACTTCATAGAATCGCAGGGATTTGAAGCATCACGTAAAAGAATATATGATGGCATCACACCTTGGTTTGAAAGAGAAGATAAAATGAGAGATCTTGCACAGTTTGCCGCCAAAGCACAATTGATAAGGTTCACAGGCGGTGAACCAACAGTCAATGGCTATCTAAGGAAATTCTTACAATACCTAAAAGAATATACAACAAATATAGATTTAAAGTTGACCACCAATGGTTTCAAAATTCCACAAAGTTTATTAGATAGTGTTGCAGAATTCAAATCAGTGTGGTTTGATTTCAGCATCGACGGTGTTGGCAAAGTGAATGAGTTTGTAAGGTGGCCTTCCAAATGGTCTAACATAAATGAAAATATACAAAGATGTGCCTCACTTCCAAATTCACATGTGACAGTTAAAACAACCTTACACGCACTAAACGTACACAATATAGATGAAATATGTGATTGGGTGACAAAAAATCCACACATTATAGGCTGGGATGTAAATTTGGTTTGGGAACCTTTCTATCTAAGACCCGCCCATGCCTCAGCGGAAAGTAAGCAAGTATTCTACGAAACCATCAAAAAATACAATAAAAATGACAAATGCTGGCCACTGCATACAGCAAAATCGGCTATGGAATTGGAAGAAACTGCTGGAAACAGTTCGACAGAGGTCAACAAAAAATTAACTAAATATCTTAACATGCTGAGTTCAATGCGTAATATTGAATGGCAGGATTTTGTAAGGATATAAAAATGAAGAGCATCTTACACCATGAAATGAAAGATTTTTTATCACCTAATATCAGGGTTGATTCGCACCAAGCCAAATTAGGAAAAGATAATGATGTCAGTGTCTTAAAGTTTGAGTCAGCAAACAAAGACGTGGCAAAAGACCTTGTGTCTTTCATAGAGAGTGGATTTAAATTTGTGCTTGATGCAGATTTTACACCATCCAAGAACACTAATGGTGCGTTTGATATTTTTGTGGAAGTAGAACGCAATGAAGATCTACCTGAAAATATAATGAAACTGACAAGAGATATAGAACAAGTTACAGGAATACTACCATGGAAATTTTCTTTCTATAAAAACGACACAAGTCATAAACTTACACAGGAAAATTTAAGCAATCAAATACCAACAACTGCATCTGAATATGATTTTTTAACCAGTGACTCAGTCGATGAGGACATTGCAAAATTCTTCGAATCAGCAGGAATCAGAAATATTGTTAGAGAAGGAAAAACTCTCACTCTTAAAAAATTATACAGCAAACACATATTTGAAATGAAAGCAATGGACACTTCAGTAACCGGAGGAATATTTAAAATAGATAGTTCTTCAGAATCACAAAGTTCATACATCAACAGTTGGTTGGGATCTGGCTTCAAAGTGGTCAAATTGGACGATAGTTTCAAGGTAAGTAAAAATGACAAATCAATTATAATGAAAGCAAAGGATTTTTAAATGGCATCAGGAAATTGGCAAAAATGTTTGGAAACAATACTGCACCATGAGGGCGGTTATGTGAATCATCCAAAAGACCCAGGTGGTGAAACCAACCTTGGAGTGACAAAAAGGGTTTACGAAGAATGGGGCGGAACAAAAGACATGAAAGAATTAACCGTGGAAGATGTTTCTCCTATATACAAAAAGAATTATTGGGATCGTGTTAAAGGTGATCATTTACCTGCTGGTCTTGATTTATGCGTATTTGACTTTGGTGTCAACGCAGGCACAGGTAGAGCTGCCAAGTATCTGCAGAAAATGATTGGGACAACACCAGATGGTGGCATAGGACCAATGACACTTGCAAAACTTAAAGAGTATGTAGATGCAAAAGGAATAGAGCATACAGTAAAACTGTATCAAATGGGCAGACAGAAGTATTACGAGTCACTATCAACTTTTTCAACATTTGGTAGAGGTTGGACTCGCAGAGTAGAAGAAACAACTGCTCTTGCTCTCAAAATGATATGACCTGTAAGAACTGCGGACACGAAGCACATCAAGGACCACTCTACAAAGAATTCACAGACGGTGACGGCAAAGTGATAGTCATAGAAGTCTGCAAAGAAGGTAGATAATGTTTGGTACATTCAAGTTAGTGATGGTTGGTATACTCGTCAGTTCGCTGGCAGGTGCTGGTCTATATGTCATGAAACTTAGATCAGATAATGCCATACTGAAAGCAAATCAAATCAAACTCGAAGAAGCAGTTTCATCACAGCAAGAAATCATCGAACAGCAAAAGCAAGACTTCGAATCAATCATGAATGCCAACAAGAAGTTGCAAGAAACCAAAGAAATACTGTCACAAGAACTTGCCAATCTTGATGACAAATTTAACAAAACAAATGCTTCAGGCAAAAAACGTGACATCGGCGACTTGGCTGTTAATAGGCCATCATCAGTGGAACGTGTAATCAACCGTGCTTCAGACAATGCTCTACGTTGTGTAGAAATTGCCATGGGTGCACCACTCACAGAAAAGGAAATAAATGCAGTTAAGCCGAGTGAAATCAATTCTGAATGTCCTTCCCTTGCTAATCCTAACTACGTTCCTGCTGAGTAGTTGTAGTTCGGTCAAGCAATTAGAGATATTCAAGACAGAAGTGCCAAGGGCAAAGTTGGACCTGCCTGATCCAGAAACACCAAAAATCCAAGACCTAAATTGGATAATAATAACTTCGGAAAACGCAGATGAAGTTTTCGCAAAACTCAAGGAAAAGAACATCGATCCTGTGTTGTTTGGACTCACAGACGATGACTACGAAACTTTGGCTGTTAATTTTGCACAGATACGTGCATATATGATCAAACAAAAACTAACCTTAGATCAATACCGCGAATACTACGAATCCGACGACACCC